TCTTGAAAAAAACTGTCAGAGAAAATAATTGAATTGCCAGGGAAAAACCGAACAGGTTTCGTCCAAACTGTGCGTATGGTAACCCTATCAGCAGTTACAACACCAGATGTTTCACTCGTTATTGTAACATCAGGCGAAACCCCCGATGTTGGCGTGCTGCCGCTGAACACACTTATTATTTGATCTCTGAAATTTTCAATCGGCATAATAAGTACCTCAGATTTGTTTCTTGAAAATCTTCCTGGTGGATGTTATTCCATTTTGCCATATAGCCGCAGCTACCAACTCATTACCTGCTATATCAAAATCTACCCCTAAGTGGTTCCACTTGCCGTCTTTTTGTATTTGAACAAATGGATTAGCATTCCCAAGTGAAGATGACCTTGCAACCCCACAAGAACTTGCATTCGCATACCTGTAATACACCCTACCACCTGCATAAATAAAACCAGCTCTGGTGTCAGGTTTTATGCCCTGATCCTCTCCCACATCATTATTGTATCCTAAGAAATAGTACATACCCACAACCGGTCTGTACGTGTGAGTACTTGGAATGTATGTTTCTCGTGATCCGCCGCGAATGACTCGCTCGATGAAAGTGACAGGGTTTGGTCTTGTGGGATCATATATGCCATTCCCCGCGACGTAAGATGCGGTTTTGCCTTCTGTCCCTAAGATATAGAAGGTGTCATGATCTGCTGCTGCAAGCCCCCACCACTCGGCAAAACTCTCTCTGGTAAAAAACACATTCCATGTATCTGTTTGTGTGTCGTATTCTAATAGTCTTGGCCGAGACTTAGCGGCATTGCAGGAGTACAGGAAATAGAACTTATCATCCAAGTAAATGTAGTCTGTGGCATAGCCTGACCAGAATGTGTATTGGGGGGTTGAACTATCTGTTGCTTCAATATCGTAGCCAACACGCCCATTGGTTGAAAAAATCTCATTGGCAAGCTGTAGATCGTCTATTGAAATGGATGATAAATTGATCCCATATTTATCCAGTATCTGATTCAAGAGAAATGTGGTTCTTTTGTTTCTGTAAGATGTCTTGAGTTGCACTGCGGGGTCTTGAGGCAGAGGCCCGCCCTCACTCTGAAGCACGTTGCCGGATATTTGCACATTGAATGGTGATAAAACCCCTTCAGACAATAATGAATCTCTTTCTATTAGGGATGTTGTTCCAGAGCTCCCTGAGAAGCTGTCATCGGATATTGGTGCTAAGCCGGTCGGTAGAGGGTATCGCCCGTGATTTGATGCCTGGTCTCTTTGTAAGACAAAATTACGCTCAATCCCAAAGTCTTTTACTTGGGTGTCCCGTAGTTTTTTAGATGAATCAGTCACATCCACACGGAGCGCACGCTGCGAGATCAATTCTGTGGTTTTTAGTATTTCACCCAAATAAACAACTTCTTCGCCTTCAAGGACTGTTATTTCTGCACCCGCGCCGCTTATATCGTACCCCAACTTTACAAAGCCATTATTTTCGTTGCCTACACACCATTCTCTATCTTCTGTTGAGATCACAAAGGAAAATGTGGACGTGTTAAATTCGGTCACACGGGTCACATCCAATTGTAATGAGATGTCTCCAGTGTCGTCGATGAGGACATTCCCAGAAACATCCGATGTTCCGATCAAAATGGTGTATGGTGTGTAGAAGTCATTCATCGCTTACCTCTCCTGAACTTGGAAGCTCAAATCTACGCCAGCCTGTTTGTACGCAAAGTATCTTTCACGAAAGCCGCCAACCCAATAGCATCGGTAGACGTTATCAGGCTTAAACTCAAACCCTTCTGAGATGCAGAAATTAGGATTCTTGCGACGGAACTGTTTCAGGTTGAACACTTCTTCCGCCGTCATCTTGTGTGCAGTCAGTTGGACTGAGTTCTTTTCCTTTGCCACTGACTGAACTAATCTCTCTTCGCCATATATGGATTCGTGTATAATGCTTCTGCTGTCCTGATACGCCATGTCAATTTGCGAGAACTTCGGGTCTTCAAACTCTATGAATGGGTTCAATAAATAAACCCTAACCAATACTATTCCTTTTGAGTTATCTTCACGAGTTAATGAAAGTGTTGCCTTGTTTCCAGTCGTCTTAGCAAATTCAACCAAGAGGAAATCCGTATCACCATATTGGATCTTCTTTCTATCGAGCAGTGGGACTGCCGCACCGTCGATACTTAGTGAGAACCCATCTATGTTCTCCCCTTGCACATAGACCATAGATATATCACCAGAAAAATCAAAGTCAAGTGCGACATTCGATGCTGATAAGAAGTTATCATCTGGGTTATTGTTGTTGAACCTATCTTTGATGTCAGAAGTAGTGCCTGCAATGAACACTTTTTGACCATCGTTCTTAGGTGTTTCAAAAAGGATAAGTTTGCTCATACGGGCTACCTCCCGGTTGACAATCGGTATCTGCCTTCTGACTCCCCATTTATCAAAGTCCTTGCGACTTCCTTACTGTCCATTTCCAGGACAATGGGTCTGGCGGAAGAAGGCGCATTTGGTGCGTTGTTGTTCCCCAGTGCGCTTACTATTGACCCTGCTATGCTGATGGCAGTGCCTGCTGCGGGGTTGACCAAAGACACAATAGACCCGATGCCTGATAACCCGCTTCCATAACCATTTGACCTTAACAGGTTTGCCACAGAGCCCTGGTTAGCTGATTCAAGCCTTTCAAGGTTAGCGAGTTTGTGATTCGTAACTTCATCATCTATACGCTTCTGTATTTGTGCCCGGAAAGTTTCCTGCAAGATTATTCTCGTGTAGGTCTGGATGAATGAAATGAGTATTTCCTTCAAGTTGATTTCCTGACCCCTTAACAGATCACCTAAAGAAGATGCTAACACAGATGATACTCGGTTCCCAAATCTTTGATAAGACCTATATTGGCCTTCGAGTTCTTTTTCGAGTTCTTCTGATTGTTTTCTATACAACTCAAGAATGAAGTCGGAGCCCTCTTGTGCAGACTTTTGCCGCAAATTGTCTAAAGGCGTTGGGCCTCCGGGAATAATGTCTGAAAAAGCATCTTCTTCTCGTTGCGCTCTATCTGACTCCCCAGACTCTAAACGGGCTATAGAGGCCTCTTCCCTTCTTTGTTCGGCAATTTGCCTACGGGTTTCAATACTTCTTTCAAGAGAGGCATTTAGCAAGTCAACATTCCTTTGGAACTCTGCCATAGCCTCTGCTGCTAATCTGCCTTCATGGGCTTGACCCCGCAAATTTGCGATGCTTTGCCCAAAGTATCTTCCAATAGCCCTTTGCCGTCTACTTGCTTCATGCCCTAAATCTTGTAGAGTTTTCAGTTGTTCTTGATAGCTCTTATTGATTTCATTATTGACTTTTATTATGGCTTTGCCCGCCTGATCTTGGATTCGGGCTTTATCCAATTCTAACTGTAAACCAATACGGGTGAGTTCAACTTGTCGCTCATCAGCATCTTTTATTTTTTCTGCCCGTTCACGGAATAAGTCTGCTTCTTTTTCAAGTGCCCGTTGTATCTTCACAGAATTGGACAATATCTGCTCAGGGGCTGTCGCTTGTGCTAAAGATTGTTCCAGCTTGCGGATTTCAAAATCAACTACGACGATTTGTTCCGCCAGTGATTTCGCCTGAACTTCAATTGTTGGAAGAATTGCCACTGATTGTGATTGCTGCCTTAAGGATTGAAGTCGTTCCAGCAGTGTTTGATATTCTTGGGAAAGCTGTGCAACTGCTTCTGCATTACCCTCGGAGTTGAATCTAGCATATTCTTGCCTAATCTCCGCCAGCCTTGATTTAATCAATTCCAGTTCATCAGATGTATCACCCAAGCGGTGTATTTGCTCTAACGGAATGCCATCTTCAAACAATGACCCACCACTCTGGAAATCATCATAGATTTGTCTCCAAGCCTCACTGAGCGTTATGACGGCAGTTGTTGCTAACCCCCCTACTGTTACCAGTTTAGACAACCCACTCGTAATTGCTGGCAGTATTTTTGATAAACCACCAAGTGCACTTGTCCCAATCAAGGTTTTTACTGCTGCTGAAAGTGCTCCGAGAGCGATCGTCAATGAACCGATTATAGTCAGCAATGTAGTCAAAACTGCTGCCAATGCACCACTGAATGCTATAGCCTTCTGAATCCTATCGTCTAATGCAATAAAATCCTGAATCAAATCATTGATACCCTTTACAATTGCCACTGCAGCGGGTAGTAAATGCTCACCTAATTCCCGTGCGAGATTGGCAGTATTATCTTCTAATACTTCAAGTTGGGCATTCAATGTGTCAAGATCGGCACCAGTAGAAATCTGGTCAAACGCAGCCCCTAAATCCAAAATAACTTGACGGACATTCCCTGTTCTTTCAGCTGCTTCACGGAATTCATCAAGACTTTCGACGGTTTCACCAACTGCTATTGATGCTGCCTCAAAGAAACGGGGTTGTTCACGGATAATAGTGTTCATGTCTTGGGCAAGTATCCGCCCTGACGTTAGGGCTTGGGCGTATTGGTTCAACTGAAGTCTTGTGCTGGCTGAACTCTTACCTTGTTCCGCTGTAGCCTCTGTAAGCCCCTTTACCGCAGTGAGGGCTTCATCTGCACCGGCACCCGCAGCTATCAGCCTACCTGTGAAATTAACCAAATCACCAGTGTCAATACCCACAAGGTCAACAGTAACCGCAAGGAGTTCAGCCAGTATCCTATTCGCTTCCTTGGTGTCTCCTGTGGCTGCCTGGAGAGTAGCCTGGTAAGTCTCAAAACTTGCAGCAATCCCAATAACATTAGCAGTGACTCTGCGCAACTGTTGCGCAACTGGTGCTAATCCTGCCGTAATAGCCTGTATAGCGTCTCTCCGAGCGATTGATAGCCTACGCAGTGACTGTTCTTCTTGACGGGCTTCACGGGCTACTTGAGCAGCCCGTGACTTACGTAACTGAACCTCATCTTGAATTGTCCGAATATGCGCTTTCAGTGCTTGGTTCGCTTGGATATGCGCACGAATACTCTTTTGTTCTTCAGCATTAGCACCTATAAGCGAATTGCGTTGTTCGGCGATGACTTTATTCAATTGCCCAACAGTCCCACGCAACTTCAGCAATTCGCGGGATGCCTGATTTTGAGCCCTAAGTTGAATTTCAAGTACTGTTGCCATTTTCGCTCCTTGACTTTTGCCCAACCATGGACATCAGTGCTACGGTAACATCAATATCAAGTTTGTCGGTCAATGATAGTGATGAATCAAAAACATATTCGTGCGGTGCTTTCTTGTACCTTTCACATACCCAGTCTAATACGATGCAATCTTCAATCCCTTGCTTACTCTTTACCCACTTCAGGAAACATCCAAACGGCATCTCTAGCCGCTAACTCCTCCATAATGGTTGAGTAAAGCAGTTCAAGTAGATTGTGATTCCATTTGCTGATCCGTTCAACAGTCAGAGTTGGCTTCACAGTGCCCATGACAATTGCAGTGTACATTTTCTTATCTGTACCCTGATTTAAATTTTCACTGACCAAATCAGTTTCAGATAGTTTTTCGGCTAACTTTCCTTGAAACTCCTTGCTCTTGAAATCAACTTTTTCAGGGTTATCCGAACCGAACACTTCTTTCAAAGTATCACGCAAAAATGCTTTAGGCAATATAGAGCCGGTTATAGTCCCGTATTCGCCAGGTGTCAATGAACGGACAAGGAAATTAATCTTTTTGCCAGCCTTTTTAGGGTTGGGGTTGTCAACAGAGAGAAGTTTCTCTGCCCGTTTCACATCTTGGTCAAGGTCATCCAGGTCTTCAGGGAACTCAAAGTCTTCAATGTCAACATCGTCGGCTGAAAAAACTTCGGCTTTGAGTTGTGCCTGTCCACTGATTTTAGAACCTTGTTCCATAGCCGCTTCAGTCAAACTCTTTTCATTTGCCATAGTTGTTACCCTCTTGAATATGCGCTTTCAGAAAAGATTTCTATTTCTATTTCTGAAGTCCCTGAAGCAGATGGTAGTGCCTTAAGTCCAACAGTCTGATCAATAGGACCTACTCCACCTACAACGTAATTGGCAGGTGTTTCTATACCTGCATTTGAAACATTTACCACCACTTTACGGACTCTGCCGCCTACACCGAAATTATACATCTCATACTTTAGCGGGATGTCTTGCGCCACTCTGGAAATGTATTGCCAGTTTCTGTAGGTGTCATCCTGTTCTTCGGGGGCAAGGAAGTCAAAAGTAGGTGTGAACAACACTTGTCGGTTCCCATCGGGTGAAACACCTCTTCTAAATAATGAAGCATCAACTCCACGACCGGGTGTCAAATTCCTATTAACACTCAAATCCATAGAAGTGTATTTCACAATATCATCACCAAACTGTAAAGCCCCTGCCCATCCTTGAGCACGAGAAGTATCGGCATCTGCAAACTCAGATTGGGCAAGTCTTGCTTGCTGAACATCTCCGCCTTCAATTGTGTGGTGTTCTTCGCCACGGGTTCCCAGACAGCTTACGGTGACATCAATACCTGTTTCTGATGCTGAAACTGAAACTTCACTAGGTATAACATCTTGGCAAACACCGGGGCTTCCGCCTTTTCGCCACATGATTGTCCAACCTGGGAATTGATTTCCGGTAGTTGAAAAAGATACTTTAGTATGGTGAGTATCTGGCACCCATGCCCTACCAGGTGATCCTGTAATCCCGGTTGTGGTGATTTTTGTGATACTTTTCCAGAAAGTTTTGGATTTGATAGGGGTATCGCCACTAATTACTAAAGATTCTCGAACCCAAAGTTGGTCTTCATCTGGACGTGCCCCTTGTGCATACCCTTCAATGACTACAGACGCATCAGCTGTACGAGTCCCACCTGTGATTTGAAATTGACACGGCCACGGGAATGCAGGTTGTCCGGCAAGTGTAGCCATTGCTACTTCAGGCGAATCTGGTGTAGGGGTAGATGTTCCGACCGCTACTGTCCCCAAAGCAGATGAAACAGGGATCGAATCGGGATTTAAAATACCACATAAGAAATGTAGAATTTCTTCAATGAGAACCCCTGTAGTCCAGCCACCCTCATAATGTATCGGACCGAACTCTGCTCTCGGATCTGCCCCAAATGAAGTGATTAGGTTATTTGCGGCAACATCTCGTGATTCATCAAAATCTATAGCACTGCACGGGAACATTTTTATTAGCCCCGCATGCCTGTGCCCAGAAGGAAATCTAACCATTTCTGAATTTTTGGTTAACTTTTTCCCATATTCGGGTTGAAAACCAATAGCAATGCCTGTGCCGTCGGCCCCTGATCTTGGAGTTACTGCCATTTTGTCATCTCCTATTTATTCGTCCTTGTAAATTGGACTCTAATAATTGAGAAAGTTGTTCTTCAATACTTGCATCTTCTGCAATGGGTTGGAGGAAAGACCGTGCGGGTATCCTGGAAGTCCCTTCCTCATGGAAACTGCTATAGGGCACATTAGTCCCATACGTTAGACTGGTTGCAGTCTGTCTGTTTATGTTGTCTCGATGACCAGTGTTCGTTAGTGAAGCGAATAATCTACCGGACTTCCTCAATAACGGATGGGGTAAATTATCTTTCCTTCTTGGCCATCTTCCACGACCGTCCGACTCAAATATCTGCCTGATTGTAGGATGCAGTATTTTCGTGATAATATCATCCCATGCCCACGAAAAATTAGAGATAGAGGATTGCAGGTTTGATATTTGTTTTTCAACTGGTTTTGTTGATACAGATATACTTAGCATGTGACACACTCTTCATAGATAAATGATAACGTGAATTGCATATAATCGTGATTGGACAATGTTCCACCGCCAGTCAATGTTTGCTGAACATAAACATCTTCTATATGCACTTCATCTGTGAATGGAATTTGTTTCATTTCTGACGCAATTTCGTCTACTAACTGATCCATTTTCCCTGAACGGTCAATTAGATTTTCAGTCTCAGTAGCATTCACAATGGCAGTGATAATGACATCAAAACGCCTTCTCGTTGATCCAGCAGTCCTGCTTTCCAAGCGAGTTGTAGCACCATACCCAAAGAAAACAGCCGGTAGGTCAATGGGCGCACCGCTTATAGTTGGCAGTGTCGGTTTTTCGACGTTGATCGGATCAGGTAAGCGAGCCAATATCTTCGCAATCTCAATGGGTTGGTCCGGTCTCTCTGTGTTGAATCGCTGTATCAACCCGTATGTTTCATCATTGATAAATTTGCTACGATTAAACATTTATGACCTCAAGTTTTCATCCAAATCAAAGTATTGGATAGTAGGGTTTTTCTCAGGGATGTTGTACACTCTGAGGACATGAAGGTTTGGCAAGCCGTCTCTAACCACAATATCACCTATGACAATGTTCCTGTTCGGTGTCAACATATACCCCTCATACTGATTCTGAATAACCACTTCACCAGTAGGGAGTGCCCTGTTGGGATTATCTGACGGAAGAATTACTATTTCAACGCCAGTGGCTACATCAACATATTTCCCACTTTCAACGATTTTTTCATCGCCAGTATCCACCCTTTGGATATTGACTGTTTCTTTCAATCTGTGTGCTATTTCCATTTGGGATATGTCTATATCGAGCATTTTGTTCACCTAACATTCAAGTCGAGAATCGGTAAGCAACACATAGTTGCCATCACTTGAGTCTCCGTTTGGGTTTTGTTTCCTGTTCGGGACTGTCAACTTTTGCCTCGATCTCGTTCAGGCATTCTCGCATCCGGGCTATGAGATCGTGAATATCGCCTTGCGTACCAACAGATACTTGGGGTGTTTGAGGTGCTTCGACGACGGTATCTTGTTCAGGTCTCATTCTATCGGCTAAATCAGCATACCGGTTCGCAGTCAACGGATCACGCGCAGCCTTACTGTCAAGTATCTGGGCAGCCGCTTCATCATAATCACCGGCACGAACTGCGGCAATAAGTTTTTTGAATTTGCTGAACCGCGGCCTTCCGAGATTGAAAGACATATCGACCAGCACCTCTTGCCGTTCTTCAGTAAGAGAGTCGAACACATTGTCAATTGAACCGTCAGGCGCAGCGTTGAAAATAATTTTAGTATCTTGAACCGCGATGTCCAAATCCTTGAAAAAGAGATACTCACACTGGTCATCGTTTAGCGTCGCAGCCATCAACTCGCTTTGGTCATCAATGCCAAGAAACTCAAGCGTTTCGTCAGACAAGTTGCGAGAGACAATATTATGCCCGATGCCGATGTGTGGGATGCCTTCAAGCATATACATCTTATACTCACGCCCCTCAACAGCCTCAATCTTCTTCAGGAATTTCTGTCTGATTTCGTCGTTCATTTTATTCTCCTTGTCCGTTTTTCTTGGGTTGACTTTTCGTATAAATATATGTGAACAAACCCGTGACAAGGTTTGTTAGCACAAGTCTGACTGTTCCTGTAAACGGTTGCGACGCATACTCCGCATTCTTCATACACCAGTATTCAAAGGCTATCCACATACCAAAGGTGAATAACAGATATACGAATTGCTGTGCCTCGTCCCAAAGTTCTTTTTTCATATTAAATCCTCACGAGTAATAGATAGATGATGTAGCCAGCCACACACAAAAATCCGATAATGACTGCGACGGAGCAGCCGACAGGATCTATCGGTTTATGCTTGCGTTTCCGGCAAGCGATTAAAAGCCTGTCTCTCCATTTCATGGTGTATCTCCAAGATAGTCGTTTAAAGCATCTATCACTGTCTGTTTTTCAGCGATAAATGCTTTCAGTCTGGCGATTTCCGTCATGTTCTGTTTCACCTCTGTCTCAGCACGGTCAATCTCCGCTTGCGACTCAGAGATATGGTCTCGCAGTTCCTCTACATTGTCCATGATTCACCTATGCGTCCACAATCTTGATTTCTTGCGTCTGCACATTATCGTAGTCTGCGAGAATCTCGATTGACTGGACACCGGCTTTTTTGATAGCGTCGATCTCAGCGTCTGTGAGCGGGTTGTCGATAAAGAGATCGTAACCAGCATGAGTGGCAGCTGCGAGACCTTGAGCGACTTGTAAGAACTCATCGAGACTCTCCCAATTCAACTCTACCAGTGGGTGGTTCGCCGGTGGAATGGATGGACCCGACACAAAGGATATGTAGTAGTCCATATTAGACTTCGCAGTGATCTTGCGCTGAACCTTGTCCACCGATCGCACGGCTTCATAGATAAGGCTACCCTCATAGTCTGCGGGGATTTGAATGTGCCGTTCCGTTGTATCAGTGGTGGTAGTGGTTTCACCCCACTCTCTGTGATATTCTTCCGTCAGTTTTGCGCTCAACTCTGCGCCACCCTTGACACCGGAGTAACTTGCCTCAAAGGTTGTTTTGATGGCCTCTTCCGCTCCAACCTTGAAACCCTCTTGTAGCGAGGTGGTCTTTGAGAAGGTATGCGAAATGGTATCATCATACGCCACACCCTTCACCTTCTCGATAGGCTCTTTGAAACGCTCAACGACATCTTTCTGAAGTGTTTTCTCCTCACCCCAGTCAACTTTTTCTGGCTCAGTGATGCGGGGTCCATCGAAAAACAGCAAAGCAAAGTTTTGTCCGTCTTGGCGGACGTACCGGAGCAGCGTATCCGTCTCTAAACGCCCTTCAAGCGATTCTCCGCTACCATACCCTTGCCAAGCAGTTTGTCGCCCCATAGCGTCTAAACGGGACGCACAGGCGGACGCAATTAGAACTGCTCGCTCTCTGTTAGACTCAATTAATGATTTTTGCATGGTGTTCTCCTTATGAAATCTTATTCTCGATACGTGCGAGAGACGCGTGGATGCCCTTCAATGAGCCTTCTGTTGCCTTGTCCCTGATCTCTGCCTGATTGAGCTCTTCGCGGACAGTGCCAAGTGAACCGTTGAGTTTCGTTAGTGTATCAGTGACTAAATCAAGTGCATCAACGCATTTATCAACGGATTTTAGCACTTTGTTTAACTTGCTGCCGACCCACCAAAGCAGTGGGATCAGAGCAACTTCTAAAATCAATAACGCTATAGGTGTATCGCCGATTAAAGCTTCCATATTGTCCTTCCTTTTAGGTTATGATATAAGTGAAACTTTGACAAGTACTGGTGCTTGTTGATTTCTGCTTGCCGGTTCTGGCGTGATAACACGTGTAGAACTATTCCATACGACTTGGTTATTTCCACGCCCTAATAGTGGTATGTTCCCACGCGCTAAATCTGATGTTTCAATAAGTATTGGGTCCAGATTGCCACCACCGTCACCCTGCCGAGTCAAAATCTTACAAAAACGCCAAGCGGTATAGGTAGTAGGCAACGTTGCTGTTACAGTGTTCGCACGGGACATATCCCAGTCCAGAACGTCTTGCACTTCACGTCTTGGCGGTGCGTTCACAATAGGCAATTCTATTCTGTGTCTCTCTACTACCGTGCTACTATCCCTAAACTCTATATCAAGGTTTAGTGTAGTATCCGAACCGATATTGTTGACGATATTACCTATCTCTGTAGCGTTCAACTCAATAGATACAACTTGCTCTGTATCTGCGGCGGGGTTGAATGCTGCTGCATGCACTACCTGACCACGCATTGTGGCTCTGATGTTATCAACGCCCGGCAGTAAAACACTAACGATATTATGCAGTTGCAGATAGTAGGTAATAGGTTCACGATTGGGTCGGACGTAGTAGTTTCTATCAAGGAAAGCGTCAAAAGCGCGTAACTCTTGCTTGTTAGCAACATCTGCTTGTAGGACTGTTATATCTGCTTCAATAGCTGGGACACCACCGAAGTAGTCTGTGTGTGCGTCTACCCCGTGATGCTGTAGCACAAGCATATTGCCTTTAGCATAGTCGCCTATGAAACTAATCACTGCTAAATAGACATCAAAGCCCGATAACGTGCCGAAACCTACAAGTAAAGACGCGTCAAAGTTTCTATAACTACCATCTTCAAGTAGAATACGATAATCGTGTGGGTTCGCACCTTCGGGTAGACGGATTACTATGCTACCTGTGCTTTCTGTGATAGCGGACGGGATAGTATAAGACGCAGCCCAGTCGGTTACTGCTTGGAGTTCGGTATTCCCGAAAGACGCACCAGTAGCATGTAAACCAGCACTATCGCCTGCCGTTGCCCACGTCTCAGTGGCGTTATACCGTAAGTCTCTCGTTACGTTCTGTAATGCGCGGATAACAGCGTCGTTGACTGCGTTTTCTATAATCTGCCGTATAGTCGCTTCGGCTTCGGTTGTCTCGTCGCTCAACTGCACAAGCAGGGTTGAGTTTAGCACTTGCTCTTTTGTCGGGTCTGCAGGGTCTGTCAGCGTCCCGCTTGGATCCGACCTGTCCACTAATTTAATTGCCATCCTTAACCTCCGTAAACTTTTAAGTCATCGCCATAGACTGCCAGACTATCACCATAGACGGCTAACTGTCCGGTTACACGTCTAACTGCTAACGTCGTAACAGTTCTGCTAACTGATAGACTCCTACCGGCATCGTTGGTAAGCCATGCCTCTACTTGATAAAGCGTATTGCCCTTTAGGTTTCGCACTTCTAAAACTGTTCCGTCTGTCCAGTCACCGCTTGTGCCTTCGCGGTATCTGAATAAAGTGCCATCTGCTGGATCGCCACTGGGCTGTTCTACTATACGCACATCAAAGCCACCTGATTGTGCCGTTAGGAATAGTCCCGGTCTATCCGGCACATCTATAACACGCTGCTCTTGTATAGCAGCGAAAGCACTATCGCCTGCCGTGCTACGTGCAGCTACCTGAAACTCAAACGTCTGTCCACGACTTACACTGAAAGGGTAATCAGATTGGTCTGCTGCTACCACGTCTGTTGACCAAGCAGTTTGACCTTTTTGACGACTTCTGATTATCCAATGTGTGATTGGCGGGTTAGGCGTGCCTGTCGCTCTTGGCGTTATGATAATATCGCTAAAAGAATCGGGTTCTATAGAAAGGGTAAAGGTAGGTGTTGCAGGTGGTTGTGCAGGCATCGCACCCATCATCGGTATAGCAGACATCCAAGCAGACCACGCACTTTGAGTCGGCACATTTTCAGCACGCACTCTGACACGGTATTCCCTGCCATTGATAAGATTGTGAGCTGTTGAAGGGTTGAAAAGAAGAATGTCTATGATAAGTTGATTGTCTGTATCACTTACTATCCGATGTGTACCAGCCGCGCCAAACGGATTAGACGTTATGCTCTGAACATCACCTATATCAGGCACCCAAGCCGTGTCAGCGGCGTTTCTCTCCTCAAGCGAATAAGAGTAGACAGGATAATCTGGATTGTTTAGAGGATCACTAACTTTGTTTAGCGTCAATCTAATCGCTGAATCGTGTGCCTCTAAAGCAAAGGTAGGCACTGCTGGCACATCAGTCAGAGGTACAACCTCTTGATAAGCCGTCTCTGTGCCGTCTCCGATGATATTGTAGGCAATGACCTTGACTTGATACTTCCTACCGACTTCTATCGCCTGTGTGACGCTGTATTGCGTGATTGTAGCAGATCGCCGTGTACCCAAGTCAACCCAAGCCAGTGCATTCTCCCAAGCCGTGTCTGCGGCATTCCGTCTACGCAAGCGATACCGATAGCCCATAGCCCGTCCGCCTGTCTGTGGACGTGAAATAGACAGGAATATGGACGCTGGCAAGGCTGTAAGCACGAATGTAGGCGTCCCCGGCACTTCTGTCGGGGGTGGCAATGCCCCACCACCTAACTCAATAGATGTGGGATTGCGTTTCTCAATGTTGGTTGGGTTTGCTTTGGCGAGAGGCATATTAGTTCCCTATTGAACCCCGTCTGTTCTCTGCGGGTTCGTTGAGTAAGTCCACAGCGACAATGCAATCGTGAGTGGACGCATGATCAACCTTAAATCGTAAATAAAAGCCTTTTGAGGTGAAGATAGGCTTGATATTTGCCTCTCCACCGCCTAAAGAAACATCTGATTCTACCCAGTTAGCATTATTTTCGGGATCATCGTTGGTATCACATTCCTCGATAACAACAGACTGGGTGCCTGCCTTCAGCACGGCTTTGATATGATTGCTATAGACCTTATGTTCGCTGTATTGTTCGCCATCATTAAGGACTGTGAGTGCCATAATATGCTCCTTTTACCTGATAATGCCCTCTGTTCGGTAGACTGAAGTCTTGTCTGATCGTCTTGAGCGGGTCTGTCCGACATAAAAGCGTAAGCCACTCGGCGGTGCAGCAGCCCCGATTTCCTCAAGGAGTTGGTCACACTGCTCTTTGAAAAACTTCAGACGATCATCAATATCTTGGACAGTAACGGACTGTGCGCCACCCGATTCATACGATTCGGTCTCTCTGACGGGTCCGATTTGCGTTGTTTTCGATGTGAGCGCACCACCGGCTATTGTCTCGCCTTTGGTTGCCGTCTTACCACCGCCACTCAAGAGATACCATGCTCCACAGAACTGCAATGCGGACACAATTGTAGTCCTATTCGCGTGTGTTCTGCCGGATGGTAGCTCAGCAGTAGGGACTTGACCTATAATAAAGGCTTCAGCAGCCTGAAAAAGCGGATTTGCGTCCACTTCCGCAGGCGTTGCTGATGTGCCTACAAGGTCTATCAATCCGTTGAAAGCTGTCGCATCTTCAGCGACGGTGATAATACGACCCATATTTCTACTCCCTTACGTAGCTGACTTATGGAAGCGTTTGATCGGATTGCCACTATCAGGCGTGCGGAGATGCGTAAGATACTTGAGCGTCCATGCCACTTCCCACACACGAGACCGATTAGCATACGTTTCCGTTTCTTCATCGGAACCAGACTGGACAGTGAGATCAACAGTTTCACCGGCATCAATGCCGTAGAGAGAGTCTTCATCTATATCGTCAACCCGCTCTGAACCAATATCATAGACCATACGATTGACAGGTGCGCCACCGTAGACATCACCACCCGCCATCATACCAGCAGGCGTTGGGCTTGAAGATTGGAGTGCTAACTTGTCGCGCTCAATGCTAAGATATTCCTTAACGATGTCTTTCAACCCGAACAAGGTGGTGATCATGTAATCTTCTTGCTCACCGTTGTATGCCATGGCGATTTCAAGGATGTCGTCTACAGTTAAGGTTTCAGCACCGAGTATAACCCGATCAGAGTTTTTCACACCTGAAACAATCGCTTGAAGTGCTTGCGTAACGATCAGTCGAGAGAGCTTGATTGCCTCTTTGTCGGAGCGGATCATCATCAATTCTACACCAAGGCTGCTCTGACGGAGTTCGTTTGTGATCATGAAACCACCAGCGTACCAACGAGGCTGAAGCTGGCTCTGGACTGCGCTCAAGCGACCGAGCGGGATGTCCGTACCCGGTTCCCATTCGACGGGTCCAGAGTCATCATTGTTAGGCACCGGCTCTTTGTATTCAGGCACGAGAAACGCTTCGCCTACGCCAATGGTGTTCGTCATGGCGATGATAGAACTCATCGGGGGAAACACTTTCAGCCGTGTACCGTCCCGTAACGGAAGCATGTTGTACGGGTTAAAGGGTCCGCCTGCTTGGAAATCGGTGATCCCGAATGCCAACTGATGACTGGCGAAAGCTTCTGGATCAAACGTGTAACGAAGTTTGTTCACGAGGTTCAACTTGGTGCAGGATTTCACTGCCATGAGTTTGCCGGGGTGATTCACGACTTCTTTCATTGGCGTAGAGTGGACTTTCCTGCGGGCATTAGAANNCAA